GAGCCAAAAAAAAAGAAACTTAAACCCAAACAAGAAAAATTTTGCAAAGAATATGTTGTTTTAATGAACGCAACAAAAGCGGCTTTATTTGCCGGCTATTCTGAAAGATCGGCATACTCTATCGGGTGTGAAAACTTGAAAAAACCTGAAATAAAAGAGCGTATAGCAGAATTACGCAAGGAAATTGAAGAACAATTTTACTATTCGCGCACAATGTCTTTTCAAAAATTAGAAGAAGCGCAAAAAAAAGCACTAACAAAAACAGCATATACCAAAGACGGCGACGAATACGACGCGCCGGATCTATCCGCTTTTATAAAAGCAGAAGAACTAAAAGGCAAAATGTGTGGGCTTTATGAGCCTGAAATACAAAACGAGATCAATATAAATTGTATGGGTAAAATCAAGATCGGCGGTAAAGCATTAAACCTAAAAGTAGGTAAAGAACCGCAAAAACAGGAGGACTAATTATGATCCCTGAAATGCTTGAACTGCCTGAAATACTTGATCTTCCTGACAAGTTGTTACCTTGCATATATGAGATAAACGACTTTGACTATTGGTTATTACACGGCGGCAGAGGTGGCGGCAAATCTCAAAGCATAGCGCGCTTGATATTATGGATCTGCGAACAAAGAGAAGTACGCGTATGCTGCGGACGTGAAACACAAAACACTATTGAAGATTCAGTATATAGAATACTTGCCGATCTTATCGCGGAATTTGAATTAGATTTTACTGTTTATAATAACAGGATCGAACACAACCGCACCGGCTCAACAATAATTTTTAGAGGTTTTAAGGAGCAAGGCAGAGTAAATATAAAAGGTCTTGAAGGTGTTGACATCTTATGGATCGACGAAGCAGAAGCCATAACAAAAGCAACTTTAGATATTATCGTACCGACAATAAGAAAAAATAACGCTATTGTCTATTTTACAATGAACCGCAATGTAAGAAAAGACGCCGTATATGTTGAATTTGCGAAAGATCCTGACTGCAAAGTAATAAAAATAAACTGGTACGAAAATAAACATTGCCCTGAAAACCTGAAAAGAAAAGCGCTAAAATGCAAGCGTACAAACCCATTAGACTACGACCATATATGGGAGGGCAACCCATTAGATCAAGCAAAAGACTACTTGATAGCGTCTTCAAAACTTGACAGAGCAGCAAAACTGGAAAACATACCAAAAGAAACTTATAAAAAAATTAAGTCTATGGCGGTTGACTTATCCGGCAACGGCGGCGATATGTGCGTAGCAACTCTTGTAGAAAGTATAAGCAATATACATTTTAAAGTTACTCAACGCGAAGTATGGAACGAACCCGACACAGATTTAACAAAAGGTAAAATTATTAACTTATATTCACGCTGGCAGCCGGACATTTTAATACTTGACGCAGACGGTATGGGCTACCCGATCTATATATCAGTACAAAAAGCAATACCAAAATGTTTAGCATTTCACGGACAAGGCAAAAGCAACAGGCAAAATGCTTTCAACCAAAGGGCAGACGGCTACTTAACATTAAAAGATTTTATAGACAATGAATGGCTTGAAATACCGCAAGAAGACACAAGAGATCAAATAGAATTTACAAAAAAAGAATATAGAGCAAACGGAACCGTAATTATACAAAAGAAAGAAGAATTAAAAGAAGAAATAGGCGAAAGCCCTGACAAAGCAGATAGTTTAATGATGTCAATATATGGGCTTAATTATTTTTCTTATATGGCGGATCACACCGGCGAAGAAGAAGACGTAGTCTATTTAGATACAAGTTACGATCCATACGAATAAAGAGGAGGAATAAAAAATATGTGTTCACCGAGTACACCTTCAGTTGCAGCGACAACAGCAACAGAACCGATAGCAACACCGACTTATGCAAATGCTGAAGTGCAAAAAGCCGGAACTAATACAAGGCAGCAGAAAGCAGCCACAACAAACAGAAATATAAAATCAACAGCGCTGGGCGTTTTAGAAGACGCAAACACAAGTAAAAAAACTTTATTAGGTGAATAATGGAAGAATTAGGAAATATAAAACTTGATAAGGCATATTTTGAAAGCCGTAGGCGTGAATTAGAAGTGCCATACAACCAAATGAAAGCAACTTGGCAAGATTTAGCAGATCACTTCTTGCCGCGTTCAGTTCGTTTTTTAACAAGGAATGTAAACAAAGCACCTGAAAAAAATAAGAAGATCAAGGACAGCGCAACGCTTAAAGCAGTACGCAATTTTTCTTCAGGTATGATGTCAGGCGCTACAAACCCTGCTACAAACTGGTTTAGAATACGCATAAAAAATTATGATATGAAATACGACTGGGCGGCTAAAAAGTGGTGTAGTATTGTTGAAACAGTTTTTAAAGATGTCTTCAACGCTTCTAACTTTTACGCAAAATTGCCGGCTGCATATAAGCAGTTAGGCGTTTTTTCATTATCTACATTAAGCCTTGAAAGCAATGTTAATACGGTTATGCGTGTTAAGTTATTGCCTTTAGGCTCTTACCGTTATGCAAAGAATGAAGACGGCGAAATAGATACAATGTGCCGTGTATATATGGAAACAGCAAGAAACTTATATACAAAGTTTGGTAAAGAAAATGTTTCAAAAACAGTATTAAACTGTATTAAGAACAAGAAGTATGAAGAACTTTTTGAAGTAGTACACTTCGTAGAACCTAACGCGGAATACTTACCCGATTCAGTATGGGCGAAACATAAAAAATTTATATCTGTATATTATGAAACTACTTCAGGCGATAGCGATAAACTGCTTTCTAAAAGCGGCTTTGACGACTTCCCGTATGTAGTTTTTGAAGGTGAAGTAAACGGTGAAGATGTTTACCCGTCAGAAGGCTGCGGAATGAACGCACTACCCGACGCAAAACAACTTATGTCTATGGTAGTTGATGAAGGTAAAACAATTAAGAAAATTAACAGCCCACAACTTCGCGGACCAGCAGAATTGAAAAATAAAAAATTAACAGACCAGCCGGCAACATTTACGGAAAATAACCAAAATGGCGACGGCTTGCAGCCTATTTATCAAGTGCCGCCGCAAGTTGTACAACCTCTTGAAGCATTGATAGAAAGTAAAAGACAGTCAATTTATGAATTATTCTTTAATGATCTGTTTGCTATGATCCTGAACACGGCAGAGAGAGGAAGAACAGCCACAGAGGTAAACGAATTAAAAGAAGAAAAAATGGTTTTATTAAGCCCGATACTTGAACAAGTACATAGCGGCTTAAAAACTGTTATGAAATGGATCTTTGGCGAAAGTATGCAAATGGGTATTATACCACCACCACCGCCACAGATCCGAAACGGCGAACTTGAAATAGAATTTGTTTCAATGTTAGCACAAGCGCAGAAAGCGCAGAAAATAGCCGGCATAGAACGCTGGTGTACTTTCACAATAAATTTAGCGCAAGGCGTAGGCGATCCAATGCTTGCAAGAAAATTGAACGCTGCAAAGATCGTGGACGATTACGCAGACTATGTAAACATCAACCCTGAACAAGTTGTACCGACAGAGGAAGTAGAAAAATTAAGAGAACTGCAAGCACAGAAACAGCAGCAAGCAGAACAAATGGCGGCATTGCAGCAAGGTTCAGAGATTATAAAAAATGTCGGAGGCGCTGACGCTTTCGGCGGCGAACTAATGGCAAGAATAGGACTGTAAATTATGTTAGATGAAGAACACTTACAAGAAGCATTTAAAAACACTATAAACGGTTCTAAATCTTCTATTGATTTATTCGCACATTTAATAGAAAAGTCAGGCTGCTTCAGGCAAGGACTGGCAAAGGACGAAAGACAAGAAAACTATAATAGGGGCTTTGGCGACTTTGGGCTTTATTTAAGAAGCCTTTTTATGCTTTATGCACCCGATACATACATAGAAATTTTAAAAAGAGGAGTAGCAGAAAATGACACAAGAACAAATTAACGAAACCTTAACAGGACAGGAAGACGGACAAGGACAAGAACAAACAGAAGAAACAACTTTGGGCGGCGGTAATTTTGCAGCAGACGACGAGAACGGCGCAGAAGGCGGCGAAGATCAAGGCAACGAAGACGACGGAAAAGAAAAACAACCACCGGAAAACAAAGAAGGCAAAGAGGACAAAGGCAAAAAGGACGGCAACGAAGAAAATGAACTTTTCGGAAAGCCTGAAACTTATGACTATAAAGATGTGAAACTACCTGACAATATGCAACTTGATGAAGCAATGACGGGTAAATTTAACGAGTATGCAGCCAAACTGAATTTATCACAGAAAGGCGCTAACGACCTTATGGCAATGGCAGTTGACCTAACAGAGCAGACACAGAAGAAAACTGTTGAGGCTATCGGAAAACTGCAAGAAGCAAAAATAGAAGGTTACAAGCAATTATTAAACTCTGATAAAGAAGTAGGCGGAGCAAACTTGAAAGAATCAATAGCAACAGCAAACGTCGCTTATGACGCTTTCTTCAAAGACGAAGACTTGCGCGTATTGCTTGCCGAAGGCGGCTTAACTGTTCACCCTAAATTTATCAAGGCATTAAAGACGATAGGATCACAAATGAAGAACGATACAATACATACTTCAGGAAACCCAGCGGAAACGCCAAAAAACCGCGAGGACATATTGTATCCGACTATGAACGAAGATAAAGAGTAATTGTAAAGGAGTAAAATTATGGCAACACTTGGAACATCTTATTTGAACTTGGCAGACAGAATGAAAAGAACCGAAGGCGGCGAAATGGCTTCTACGGTTATTGAAATGATGAACGAAACAAACGTCATTATGCAAGACGCTAACGTAATCGAATGTAATGACGGCTCAAATCACATCACTACAATTAGAACCGGCTTGCCTACCGCAATTTTTAGAAGACTTTATGGCTTCGTGCCTCCTTCTAAATCAAGCACAGCGCAAGTAAAAGATCCTACTGGTATGTTAGAAACATATTCAGTAGTTGATAAAGATCTTGTAGATAAAGCGCCTAACCCTAAATTGTTCAGATTATCTGAATCACAAGCATTTATCGAAGCAATGAATCAAGGTATGCAGACAGAATTTTTCTACGGAAATA